CTCGGTCTAGGTCCGCTCCAGCAGCGAGCCGCCGATGCCGCCCTCGATGGAAAAGTCGCGAATCTGCTCGCGGATCATGTCGCCGTCACCGCACAGGCCACCTGGGGTCAGGCCACGGGTGTAGTACGCCGCCTTCTCGGATGGGCCTGGGGTGCACTCCAGGGACGAAGGAATCTCCGACAGGCTCGAGGGACCGGCGGCAGCGGCTGAGCCGGCTACGGTCACCAGGGGGGCGGCCTCGTAGGTGGAGCCACGGCCCTGGACCAGCATGACCAGGATAGCCACGAGGAGACCGATGATAACAGCCTGGGTAAAGATCTTGCCAAACTTGAATGCCATTTATATTTTGTTAATATTTTTTTAGTGCGTTAAAGCTTTCAACTTCCTTTCTAAAAAGGTTTCAGAATGGACGTGCCGCCTATGGATCTTGACGATGCTGAAACCCGTCTGCTGGATGAAATCTCGATCGAAGTTCCTGCGAAAAAGACGATTGCCGTCCGCCCCAAGCCTGCGAAACCTAGTCCATTTGCTAAGCGTTCTGCGGGTCCCCGGGAAGACATGAATCCTCCTGATGAGGTCGGTATGGACATGTTCATGAACCCTGGGAAGAGGACCGCACCTCCTCCACCTATGCACGAGGAGTACGACGACGGGGAGGAGGACGAAACCGCAGGCTTCGGACCAGAAGGGGGACAAAATGGATTCGGTCCCGGTGGAGGTGGCGACCAGATGCCTTCTGAGGGCTACAAGACCATCGAGGACGAGAAGGCTGATTTGCTGAACAAGATTACTCGGCTGAACAAGAAGGGTATTCAGTCGAGCGCCCGTCTGACGATTTACAGCGACATCGAGGAGATTCGCACAGAGTACAAGCGGATGACGTATTCCATCGATGTCGAGCGTTCCATCAAGTTCCAGCGGCGTATGCTGGTGGCTTGTGTGACGGGCCTGGAGTTTCTGAACGACAAGTTCGATCCGTTCGACGTGGAACTGAACGGATGGTCCCAGAACACCATGGAGAACGTCGAGGATTACGACGGCGTCTTCGAGGAGCTGTACAACAAGTACAAGACGAAGGTACAGGTGGCACCAGAGGTGAAGCTGATCATGATGGTTGGTGGTTCGGCGATGATGTTCCACCTGACGAACAGCATGTTCAAGGCGGCGGTACCGAACGTGACTCAGGTTATGAAGCAGAACCCAGGTCTGATGCAGAACATGATGGATGCTGTACAGCGTACGCAGCCGGGTGCCGGTCCGGGTTCAGCAGAGCCTCCCGCGGGCGGACTGCGGCGCGAGATGCGCGGGCCAGGAATGGATTTTGGGTCGCTGATGGGTATGATGGGACCTCCACAGCCGCAGATGAGTCGCCCAGCGCGGCAGGACGACGACGACGTGTCTGACATCGTGAGCGTGGACGCGGGCGACCCGGACATGCGCGAGGTGGCGGTGAAGGGGAAGGGGAAGGGGCGGCCGAAGAAGAAGGAAGTGTCCCTCTAGAAAGTGAGAGACCCGAAGGGTCTCCTTTGTAGAGTACAGCGGCGCATCCGAGATGTGTTACCCGTAAAAAACTTCTAAACATTAAGTAATGGCGGTGGCCTTTGCGCCATTCGATGATAATAGTGACAGGCCCCCAGTACGGCCTTCAAAAGCTTTTGTAAATAAAGGACCTCTTCCAGTTTCAGACAATACAGAGTGTAATTACATTTTAATGGGGTTTATTGTGGGTATTTTCGTGCTCGGCCTCGTGGACTCTATGAGAGGTTCAAAATAGACACTTGCCTTTCCCGAAAACCTCGGTGGGTTTCTCCGGTCGGTCATTAGCTTCACTAATGACCTCGAAACCCCCTTCCCTATAAACCTTCAAGCGTTTGCGATACATTGCGAAAAACACAGACCATTGGTCAGCAATGTCGAAAATCAATGGATCGTTCAATTTACCCGCCGTTTCACGCATGATACGGCCGATAGATTGCTTAATGTCGCTCTTGGGGGTGGCTAAAATCACAGTGTCCAAAGCAGGGATGTCCAGGCCCTCGTGAGCCAACTGAAACGTGGCAACCACTATGGGACTCTTGGAAGACTCTTCCAGGTCCTTCTCCTTCATCCCACCAACATAGAGTTTAGCATTAGAGCCTAGCCTATTTTGTAAGTAAAAGCAATGTTCACGCCGGTCGCTAAGTACCAGTACTCGCCGCCCGTCCGCGAGGGCGTCTTCAGCCGTCTGAACGATGAGGTCGTTCCGAGCCTCGAGTTCAGTGACGATGTTGATCATACCAGCCATGTTAAGCTGACCAAAGCGCGTTACGGGTGGGGACTCTTTGAAGGCTTGATCCGTATAATTGAGCGTTGTGACCTTTGTCGTCCCTTGATTGACCCGCTCGACCTTGAAGAACTCGGGACCAAGGAACCAGTACAGGAGCCGCGTAAGTCCATCCTTGCGTTCTGGCGTCGCAGTAAGTCCGAGCGTGTACCGTGGACAAACCTTGAACATGAACTGTGAAAAGGCGGGCGCGCCGATATGATGCGCCTCATCAACCACCAGGAGGCCTATGGAATCAAAAGCCTTCTTTTCAAACTCTCTCATGCACATAGTCTGGATCATGGCGATGACGAAATCCTTCTCGGTATCGCAGATACCCCCTTGGACGCGACCGATGGTGGCGCCTGGACAAAACTCCTTGATCTTGTCGACCCACTGGTTCGCGAGGAACTCTTTGTGGACGACGATCATGGTTCGAACTTTTAATTGTGCCGAAAAAGCCAGGGCAACCGTAGTTTTCCCGAATCCGCACGGAAGGGACAGAACGCCCCCTCCCGTGTCTTCAAAGGCTTTAGTTCCAGCTGCAAAGGCTTCTGGCTGTCGCGTCGCGTCTCGTAGGCGTCCAGTGAAAACAATCCCAGGAGCCCCAGCACAAGCAGGGCGGGCGTCCCTGGAGGGCGGCCCGAACCTCCCGAGGCCATAATAGCGGGGAACGACCAGCGTCCGCTCACCTTTGACTTGTCTGAAAACCTTGAAGGAGGGACCGAACCCGGGCCCGGAAGACCCAAGAGCATTTGTCTGTGGTCTAACAGTGAGTTCACGCTTTATTTCAGACTCGTTTTCTGATTGGACGACATATCCGTTTCTTGTGAGCAGGGAACCGGAGGTTCCCGTCGGTGAATTCATTACCCTAAGAGTCGGTAATTTCTCTAAAGCTCACAAGGATCCAGTGGTTGACTCCGTCCCAGATCTTCTTTTCAATTTCAATTTCAATTTCATCACCCTTTTGAAGTTCCTGGACGGTCTTGAGACCTTCAGTACGACACATGACGCGGCCGTACCTAAAGGGCACCTTGACACGGGTCACGCGCCCTTCAATTAAAATTTCCAGGTACTTGCGTCCGTCCCAGTCGTAGTAGGGGGTGTGGACCGTGCCTTTCATTTATTTTCTTTTACTGTATTAATATGTCTCGCTGGGGCGCAATCGGTGATGCTGTCACTGGGGTGGGAAAAGGCCTGTCGAGCATAAATCCACAGGCGCTTAAATTAGGTTCTGGTATAGGTGATTTGGGGAAGGCTGGTGATGCACTGAAAGCCTCGGGGGGTCTGGGTGATGCCCTCAAATCAGGAGGTGCATTGGGTGACCTTGGTAAGCTTGGAAAGGTTGGGGGAGGAGCCGCTGCGGACGCTGGAAAGGCGGCGGGTGCGGCCGGTGACGCCGCCAAGGGTCTCAACAAGGTTGACGATGTAGGGGCGGCCGCTAAAGGCGCCAATAAAGCTGACGACCTAGGAGGCGCCGCCAAAGGCGCCAATAAAGCTGACGACGTCGCTAAAACAACTGATGATGCCAAAGGTGTGCTCGACTGGGCTAAAAAGAACCCAGGAAAGGCTCTTGCTGGCGCTGGCGCGTCAGCCGCTGCATTATACGCCGCAAACGAATACACAAATAATGACGGCAAAAAGGTTGGCATCACCAAAATTGAGGCGGCTTCGGAAGGCGGTGTGCTCGGTCTCGGCGCGACGAACGTGGCGAAGATCACATTCACTCCCGAAATGGATGCACTCAACTCGGATACTTTGAAAATAGAAGGAACCGATTGCGTCCCATCCATAGACGGTCCGAGTGTGGCGATTTTCAAGGTTTATTCACCCACCATGATTGGAATTAAACTTGAAAAGGCTCTGACGGGTCCCGGGTCGAAGGGATCGCTGACGCTGTCCACGACTCTCGCGGCCCGGGCTGGTGCAGCGGCTGGTGCTGGCGCTGGTGCGGTGGCTGGTGCCGCGGGTGGCGCCGCCGGTAGCGCGATGACCTCCTTTTTTCAGGGTCTTGGCATCCCTTTACCGGATGGGCTCCCAGGGATGTTGATAATAGGCTGTATCGCGCTATTTGTTCTCTTCATCTTATTTAAAATATTTTTCTAGATTAAATGGACTTTAAAGCACTGATTATGGGGTTTTTGATGGCCATCATTTTAGTACTCGTGTTTAATCGGGCAGTTTCGTTCTACGACGCACCCCAGTTCCCTTCCACTATCGAAGGGATAACAAAGATATATACAGACGAGGTCGAGCGTCTGAGTAAGGAGATGGATACTCAGACGCAAGTCAAGCCCGAGGACCGTGAAAAGTTTGCACAGGAACTTGCAAACTCAATGGAGGTTCTGAACAATGCTTATAATATGGCGGTTATGGCAATTCCACCACAGGAGGCGAGTAACGCGCCTACAAGTTAATTTAATTATTATTTGGATTTATATGGACTTTATTCAAACTTTTGAATTAAATTTGGATACATGTGATTTCATTCTATCCAATTTGGAAATAGATATAAATGAAAAATCAATTTTGATTGTTGAATTACCAGAGATTCATGAACCTATATTTGATTTCTTACGTCAATATCTTTTCAAAATAGAAGAGTTCAATTATTTCGGTACAATTTCAAAATTGAAATTCGATGCTACTAACACTATGATAAGATATATCCCCTCATGGAAATATCAGATGTATGAACCAGGAGGGGGTGGAAACTTTAATTTTTTCATATTTTTAGTAGACAATGAATCAATTTTCGAGGTATTCAATCCTTTCATACGAAGTTGTTTCCGCGTCAGACCCCAAAAGGGTCTTGTGGTGATTTTCCCTGCTATATGGATGATGATGTTCCGTCACACCGATACTTTTGACAAGACATCCATATTTATCAGTGGATCTTTGAATATCGACAACCTCTATGATATGGAGAATTCGTGAATTTTCAATGGAATTTCCGAAACCTCCTCGGATAATAGGAGCGTGAAAATAGGAATAATCCACAATAACAGCTTGGTTATATTCATATTCAACCTCTTGCCATGGCTTCCAGTTTGGAAAGTCCCAGTTGTGTTCTTCTTCGTCGTCTTTCCAGTATCGCTGACCAGTGGTTTTTGCTTCGTATAGAGCCAGACCGTCTTTAACTGGAGAATTTTTCGTGAGATAAATGAGAACGTGCCACCCACGACATCTTCCGTCAGAATCGGCGTGTACATACGACATATAGGTGTCATTTTCAAGTGCGTATCTAAATCTGGAACACACTATTTTATACCTATCAGATGGAAACACGAGTTCGAGTTTACGTTCGAGCTCAGGGGTCGCGAACATTCTGTCAAGTCCATCTTTCCCTGGATAATTTCCATTGGAAATGAGTTGATATCTTGAACTACGAGCTTTTTCGACCATTTCATCTGGATCGTCGTAAAAGTTCTTGATGATTCGTATCATTTTTTTATTGTTACATAATATAAAATGAAATTTGACATAATCTCTTTCTTAATTGGATTGGCAGTGGCGATTATAATCAGCCTCATGTACACCACTTTCGTTGCGAAAAAGTCCTTCTATGAAGGGTCCATATTTACAGATGCGATGTCCATAGAAGATGCCCAAAAACTTTTGAACAATGAGACGGAGACGATGGCAGTAAATTATCAAGAAAAAGATCAGAAAGGTCTGGTCACAGAGGACCTTAAGAAGCAATACCAGGATGACCTTATTAAAGTGACATCTGATTTCAACTCATTTATGACGAAAAAGAGTTTTGAAAACGTTGGTCAGACGGAAGAGTTTGCGTCACCGGCGCCTTCCCCAGCCCAAGAGACGCCTTCACCAGCACCTCAGACGTCAACTTATGAGATTGAGCCTTACCACGGTTAACAACCGTTAGGACCCTTTCCGAATGGAACCTTGCGTTTCTTGGGGAAAACCTTGTATGAAATACCAAGTGGCTCTCGGCTGTACTGATCGGCCGGTTTCGCGACTACAAACGGACCTTCGGGTGCCCGAGTCTTCGTGCGCTCTGTGACCATTACATCCATCTGGCACAGACCGACCGCCGACCGCTTGAAACTGCCGCCAAAGTCCGAGCACTTCTGGTAGCACATACCGCCCGCGCCCTCTGGCTTGCTCGCGTCATTGCACTGACCAACCTCTGTGAGCGGCTTGGATGCAGGGGGTGGTTTAGCAACCGCGTAACAGAACCCTCCTGTCGGACCGCTGTAACCCGCTGGGCAGGACTGGCGTTGCATGAGGGTTTTCACGATGGTACCACCAGTTGTCTGTGACCTGCCCTGGCATACGTCACCCCATGATTTACAGTGATCATTAGTCAAACTCAGCTTTGTGAGTTTTCCCCACTGTTTACATCCCTTTATTGTGTACGCACAAGAATTCCAAGATGTCTTGATAGGCGAAAAGCAAGATGTACCGTCGTCTCTGTCACCGGCATTACATGCCCCCTTGTCTGGAATGCGACTGAGTTTTGAAGTGTCAACATTTGGATGATAACAAAGACCGCCGTATTTCTTGTAACCATCGGTACAATCCTGCTGGCACATCCCACCAGGTCCCGCAATGCTCTGGGACCATCCACTCGGGCACGTCTTCTGCGCCGATGCGGACGTTTTCGTCTCGGCGTTGCGTCTACACGTGAGAGCCTCCTGAACCATACCGGCCGGGCAAGGTTTCTTGCATATACTCGCACCGTCACTCTCGGTATATTCGCCACCGTGAAGGTCGCTACACTTTTTGTAACAGAATCCGGCACCGAGACCCGTTCCCTGTTCTTGGCCAGATGGACACGACACGCGCTGACACATACCAGTCGTGGTCTTTTTGAAGCCATCGGGACACTTGTAGCACATCCCTTGGACCTTCATACCTGTGATGCCGTCCGACTTATCGTCGTACCCCGTTTTACACTGGTCATAGCACAGACCTGAAACACGGTCCTGGCCGTCTGGGCACTTGTCCGAAGCGCACATCGTCATACCGAGATATGTAGACGCTGCTGCTCCCGTGCCGAGGGTGGCAACACCCACCAGGGCGGCAATCTCACCAGCCGGTCGTGCACCCGCTGGGCAAGATTCGTACTGGTCCGGTGAATACAACGCGTTGAGACCACGCACGACGGTCGTGCCGAACATCATCTCGGCCACCTCTTGCCCCTTGTCAAGCTTACAGTTCTTCCCGTCCCACTTCATACCCTTTTGCTTACAATACGTCTCGTTGAGGTCGCATATCTTCGTGTCTTTGTTGTAAGGAAACGCCTTTGTTGCTTCACAGATTCCACGCATATTCTGAGACACCGGGTCTTTGTTACACTCTTGCTTTTCCTTGTTCCAGATGGAATAAATGTCATTTTCATTTCCCTCGAGGATCGGCCATTTGAAACTCGCTTCACACTGAGCCTGATCGGGCCACGAACACCCAGCGAACTTTTCTCCGTCCATGATCAATTTACCTTTGAGGTCCGTGCAAATTGCCTTTGTTGAATCCATCAAGAGACCTTCGAGGTCTATGTTCTCGTCTATAAATGCGTCAACTTGGCTTTCGTCTGTAATCGTCTTTGCCTCTACGGCCGTCTTGAGTTTAGCAACGACATCTTTCACGTATTTATTCTCGGGATCGGCCATTGCTGCGCGAATCTTATCCATGAGTCGCGTCTGAAGAGTCACCGCATCGAGTTTATCAAATGGACCAGTGATAATGGGCCAGCGAACCGGGTCTATTCCGCTCTCGTTTGCATCATCAACCATAGCTTTGACTTGGCCATTAAAAGTGTCGCGCTGTTTCTCCCAAGTCTTTATGTCGGCCGCTTCACAATATCCTCCACAGCACGCAATGTCAAGTGCCATCGAAAGCACGTCAAAAGCCATGAGTGCAACACCGACCGGTCCCATGCCAGCCTTCGCACCCATCTTTGCAGCCGCCATGCCAGCCTTGGCTCCAATCTTCGCCGCAGCCGCGCCCGCCAGTTTAGCCGTGGCTTTTTCCGCGGCGGTCGTCGCCGCTTTGGAAGCAACCTTCTGCGCAGCTTCAGTCGCCGCCTTCTCAGCCGCCTCTTTGCCAGCCTTTTCCATTGCTTTTTCCAACGCCTCTTTCGCCGCTTTGTCAGTAATTTCACTGACGGCCTTCTTCCCCAATCTTTTAAGCTCGGCCGCCGCCACCTTGTCCGCCGCCTCTTTAGCCGCCTTGCGAAGGCCCGTCTCGGCCGCCGCCTGAGCCGCCTTGTCTGCTGAGTTTTTGGTGACGTAGCCCAAAAACTTCATGGCCAATTCAGGACCCTGGCGCGACACCATCTTTCCCCCCTGTTGAAGCGCAGATTTGACGCCCTTCTCGGCCACCTCCTTCGAGGCTTTTGAAATAATTTTAGCGCCGCCGATGATGACGAGGTCACGAGCGACACCAGCTGCGATGTTTGCGAGTAGGGTCGGGGCGACCGTCTTGATGACGTCGAGCGCGGATGACTTATTGTCGGCAAGCACGGTGCCGTCTTTGTCTTTCACGGTCGTCTGGGTCGTCGACCCATCCTTGGACGTCGTGACGCTCATCGTCTTGCCCGTAGAGTCCGTGGTCGTGGTGGTCATCGCACCCGACGCGTCAGTTGATGAGGTTGTCGTGGTCGCACTAAGTTCATCAAATCCTGTTTGTTTTATGATTTGGTCTGTAGTCAACATGGGCTGGGAAGTCCCGCCAGTTTCTCGTGATTTCATTATGAGAAATCTAATGGTTATCGTGATTGCAGTCACCAACAATACGACCCATACCCATCCAGGTACTGCCATTAATATAGTTAAACAAAATAATCCATTTTACAATAATATGGTTCGAATCATCTTCTGTATGCCCGGTCGCTCTTACTCTCGTGAGTTCCTACTGGCCTGGTCTGACCTTCTGATGCAAGCCTCTTCAAAGGGTCACCAGGTTATGATCAGTCAGCAGTACTCGTCCGTCGTTCATTTCGCACGCGCCAAGTGTCTCGGCGGCGACGTCCTCAAGGGCCCGGACCAGAAGCCGTTCCAGGGCCAGGTGGAATACGACGCCATGATGTGGATCGATTCGGACATTGTTTTCAAGCCAGAGGACTTTTTCCGGATTCTCGAGAGCCCTCACGACGTCACGGCTGGTTACTACATGATGGAGGACATGCAGAACGTCGCGGCCGTTCAGGATTGGAACGAGGAGTATTTCGCCAAGACGGGTTCTTTCAAGTTTCTGAAGCCTGACGACCTCGTGGCCGCCCCAGAGTACCTCGAGGTGGCGTATGCCGGTATGGGCTGGATGCTCATCAAGAAGGATGTCGTAGAGAGCATCAAGTATCCGTGGTTCTGGAGTGACTTGCAGAAAATTGGTGACGTGGTCGACATGAACAGCGAGGATGTCGCGTTCTGTAAGGCGCTCAAGGCGGCTGGACACCCCGTGTATCTGGACACGAAGCTGCGTGTGGGTCATCAGAAGCTTCTTATTATTTAAGTCTGGCACTGACTCTTGCAGTAAGACTGGCCACCCGGGTATCTTCCTACCCACTCTGCTCCTTTATAAAGGGTACAAGAATTGCCCACTCTGTCGAAATGGGTGCACTCCGGTTTGCTATCACACGTTGATTTACAAATATCAATAGTGCCAGTTGATTTACCTATCATTTTACTAGTTCTAGCAGGGTCGGCAAGATATGCGATTGCGTTTTGTTTGACATTATAGGCCGCTGGAGGGGGTGGCGCAATAGAAGCTTCCTTTTTCATTTTATCCACCGCTGCAATTCCCCCCACGATTTTCTGTGCACCCATCTTCATACCGTCCTTGACTTCCGCAATTTTCCCAGTCGCCTGTGGTGGTCCGACGGCCATCCCCCCCATCTTCATACCGTCCTGGACTTCCGCAATTTTCCCAGTCGCCTGTGGTGGTCCGACGGCCATCCCCCCCATCTTCATACCGTCCTTGACTTCCGCAATTTTCATTGTGTTTATATTTTCCTGTAATCTGGGGTCTTTAATAACTTCCACCTTCTTACCCGCATCGCGTTGTGCCTGAGCCAACTGTTCGTTCGTGAGTTTAGGTTCGGCGTATCTCATATCCGCCTGTGCCTGTTTAGCGGTCAGCATCTCATCGGGCGTTCTGATCACTGCTGAAACGGCCATTTCTTTTCCCATTGATGACGCGGGAGAAGATCCGGTTGGGACTGTGGCTGGAGGAGGAGGGGGTGGCATGACGGCGGCTGGAGGAGGAGGGATGGTGGCTGGAAGCGCCGCCGCCTTTGGTGCTGGCCGAGTCGCCATGACAACACCAACAACGATACCGATGATGACCAAGATCACTATAACAATCACAGCAACTGGTGGTCCGCCCTTGGGTGCCGGTGGGGCGGGAGCGGCACCGCCATTGAGGGAATTCATTTATAATTTAAACTCGGAAATTAATTCATCTAAATTTCTGTAGTACCGTGCGAGATCCTTTTTGAATCGCGCATCCTGCTTGGCCTTGGTCTTTACCAGCCACGCAAGATTCGCCTTTGAGTACTTTGTCCGCGCCTGATTCTCAGTGGGTTTACGTGGTGAAACCTTCTTGACCTTTGGGGGGGAATCCGAAGGATCCGCCCCGGGTCTCTTGTCGATAAAGCTCAACGATTGCATCACGGTGTCCGCGAGGTCATCCTTCTTTTTGTGCGCGTCGAAGAACGGCACGAGCTCCTTGTTCGGCCCTTCACCCGCGATGAACTTTCGGGCGCGTTCTATCGAAGTCTTTTTCCGTTGCGCGTACCGAGCCTTTCCAGCACCCGCCACGTCCGGAATCTTGTGTCGCGCGTCCCAGATGACCACGGGCCGCGCGGGGTCCTTGACCAAAAAGTACGTGTGTAGAAGGTTCTCGACCGCCTTCATGCTCCGGTTCCTATCAGGTTGCTTTTCTATGATGACGGTTGTCGCTCCCAGAACCCACGGCTTTTCGTTGAGGTGCCGGACCAGACACGGGAATATCCCGTCGGCGTGATTCGGAGGAACACCTGACACGTCCCACTCGTGAATCTTTTTAGTCAAAGGATCAATCAAACACATTGCTAAATTTTTTATACCACAATCAATTGATAGAAGCATCTAATATTAAAGATTATTAGGTTTTTAAGTCCTATGAA